TGGACTATTGGGAATGTCCTTGGGAAATCGAGGCATATGGTCGTGAGAAGGGATTATACTTCAAGTTTTTGACTTATTTACAATATGGAGAGCCTGAGTCGTTATGTCGTCGTTCGAAGCATATAAAGATTACAACTCCAAAGAAACAACCTGAAATTCCTTCTTCAAATACTGGAGATGTTTGATTTTTTAATCATTCCAGGAACCCAGTTTTTTGGCTTTTGATTTGGTAGACAACAAACACATTTGGTTTCTTCTTTATTTTTGAACCATCGTTTACCTTTTTTGGCTTGTGAGATTGCTTGTTTTCTGCTTTCCGAGGCTGGACCTATCTTTTTGCCAATTTTTCCTAATGATATTGCTCTTCTATCAGATTCCGGTCTCTTTTTACCTTTTTTGGAAATAGATATTGCTTTTTTATGAGATTCGCTTCTTATTTTTCCTGTGTGCAAAGGAGGGTTGTCTCCCCCTTCTAATTGATTTAGAAGTATGCCGCCAGATTGTTTTCTACCATACCAACGAATCATTCTTCTTTCTATAGAAAGAGCTCCTATTTCGGTAAGATTTGTTTCTAAGAATACAATTTTGGATTTGTCTTTTGGGGTGGAAACATTGGTATGTTTGCAATAGGCTCTGTTACCTTTGCCTTTACCAATATAATATGGAAGATTTGTGGATTTGTTAATATAAGCGTAAACGTAATAAATATCCATGCTGATACTCCTGGTTAGTATTAGAGCCCATGGATGTTGACGCATCGCGATGGGCAATATTATTTAGGTGAAACATGACTGCTTTTGATGCTTTTAAAGATTATATTGCTTTAAAAAATCATTTTAATAAACTAAATTATGATTATGTAAAATATAATGGAAAAACAAATACTTCATTAAATGCATTTGAGAAGCGTAAGGATAAGGTGTTTTTTGAAAAACTATCTAAGATTGAAAATGTATGCGAGTTTCTTATTGCTAATCTTAGTGTTGATCCAAAACTCTGGATCCGTGAGCTCGCATATTCAGAATCTGCTCAAGTAACATATCAAAACTGGAAGAAGCGTAACCAGTCCCTTACATACAATTTTAAAACAGATTTTAAGAAAATTCTAGAAGAACCGAAGGGTCAGCAACATCCTGCTGCCTTACGGTTATTTCTGGCCAACGAGATCAGTTTAGAGTCTCTTTGTATTTTTGTTGAAATGACAAAGGCATTAAAGCAATGGGACGATAAACTTGAATACGACCCGATATGGGAAGATATCCGATTGAGGGTTGTGAAATATACTCCATTTATAAAGTATGATCGTGAAAAAATAAAGCAAGTAATGCTTGACATTATGAGTGATATGGAGTATACTAAATAATGTTGGGTGATACAAATGCCCATCATACAATTGTTATACATCGTAATACGGAGATTATACATGGTAGATTTTAAGTCCCTCAAGGCAGCTTCAGGTAAGAAGTCTCTCGAATCCCTAACATCAGAACTCAATAAGCTATCAGGCGGCGAAGGCAAAGGTGCCGATGACCGTTTCTGGACGCCAACAGTCGACAAGGCTGGTAATGGTTATGCTGTTATTCGTTTCCTTCCTCCGCCAGCTGGCGAAGATGTTCCTTTCGTTCGTATCTTTGATCATGGTTTCCAGGGTCCAGGCGGATGGTATATCGAGAACTCGCTGACCACTCTTGGTAAGAGCGATCCAGTTTCTGAGTATAATTCTAAGCTCTGGAACTCTGGTATTGAGGCTAACAAGGAAATTGCTCGTAAGCAGAAGCGTCGTCTTCACTTCATCAGCAATATTCAGGTTATCAGCGATCCAGGCAATCCTGCTAACGAGGGTAAGGTTTTCCTCTACAAGTATGGTAAGAAGATCTTCGACAAGCTAAAGGAGGCAATGGAGCCTCAGTTTGCTGACGAGGAAGCAATCAACCCATTCGATCTTTGGGCTGGCGCTCCATTCAAGCTGAAGATCCGACAGGTTGAAGGTTATCGTAACTATGATAAGTCAGAGTTTGGTAAGCCAGAGGCTCTGTCTGATGACGATAAGGTTCTGGAGCAGATCTGGAAGAGCGAACATTCTCTTCAGGAATTCCTAGATCCCAAGAACTTCAAGTCAGAAGAGGAGCTACGTGCTCGTCTAGCAAAGGTTCTTGCCGAGGATGCTCCTGCAACGAAGCGTAAGGCAGCTGAGAATACTGAAGTTCCATGGCAGGATGAAGAAACTGCTCCGACTTTTAAGGCGACTCATGCGCCGAAGTATTCTAGCGACGACGAAGATGACGATGAGTCATTGGAGTTTTTCAAGAAACTCGCTAACGACTAAAATGAAGAGGGAGCCAAAAGGCTCCCTTTTTTATTATCCTCTAGACATTCTAGGTTTAAACAAATTCATTTCTTCGTAATGATTGCCACCAAGCATACCAGCCCAATCTGGCCACTCAATATCTCCTGGCATATTATAAGCAAATCCAGCTTGATTTGAATTATGCATTCTATTTGGTTCTGCATTGACTTGTGGGGTGTGCGAAGAAACTTGAGCTTCTTGAACTGTTTGTTCAGTAGCTTGCGAAGTAACTGCAGCTTGGTTTAATGCTTGTGCGTTCAATGCTGGCATCGATGGTGTTGATACTAATTCTGATTGTATAGTTGAGGCAATCATTGGTAGTAACATTCCTGCAATACCACCAATTCCTCCACCCATCATTCCTGGTATCATACCCATCATTTGACCCATCATATTTGCGCCAGCTGGTGGGGCTGCAATTCCGGGAGATATAGGCGCTTGTGCTACTGGTTCAGCCGCCATAGGTGTAGCTGCAGGCGGAGCAGTAGATGCAGTAGATCCAGCGGCTGGAGTTGCTCCTTGCATCGCTCTTTGTTCTGGCGAACCTGCTATTTGATATGTGTCTGGAACAGACTGCGCCCCACCTTTTGGAATTTCAGCATGTAGATGATTATTATGACCAGCAGCTGCATATGGTCCGCTTTCTCTCCAATAAACTTTATATCCTAGTCTAGTCAATTGTTCGGCTAGTTGATCAAACTTGGCTCCCATAACAGGATCCTTTGCTTCAACGTTACCTTCACCAAAATTGATATCAATTGCTCTGCCTTCATAATGCGCCTTACCTTTATGAACAGGTTTAACGCCGCCGAACTGCGGATGTTCAGAGATACGCATTCCCATTTTTTCTAGAGCATGACCAAGAGCAACAACATCACCAGAAGGCAATGAAGCACTTACTTGTTCGCCATGTTTATGATCCTCATGAGCAGCGCCACTTACTGGACCATGACCGCCTTCTTTGCCTATACGTTCTGTTCGAGGATCATTAGCAGAAGGAATTGCTTCAGGCGCTGACACTGGAGTAGCAGATGGGGTTGTTGTTGGCGTAGTTGTTTGTGGAGTGGTTGATATTTCAGGAGCCTTCATTTTAGAAGTATCAACGTTTATTCCTTGAAACTCTCCAATCCCAGCAGTCTTACGACCATACCATTGACCCCAACCTTTTTTCTTTGCTTCATCAAGAGCAAAATCTATTTGTTTCTGAAGAGAAGCAGCTGATCGATCTGTTGCTGGGTCAATACCTGTTGCAGCTTTAAACCTATCACCAAGACCTTCTGGGCCACCAGTGCCTTTACCAACCAATAATTGGAATGGTCCATATGAAGGTTCTCTTTCCATACCCCATTTTTTGCCTGGAGCCGATGATCTATATGTATTCAAACCTTCTGATTTAGCGATACCAACAGCTGTTTCAGGATCAATTCCACGTTGTATGGCAGACTTTCTGATCATGTCTGCCACATTTTGTCTGCTTAATCCAGATTGTTCGTATCCAGAACCGCTGCCTTCTTTTACTTCTTGTCTACCTAGACCTCCACCGCCCATAGCACCCAGAGCTGTCATTCCACCACCAGCTACAGCAGCTCCAACTCCCATTAATGCTAGTTGCTTAGCAAAATCTGTGCTTAGATTGGAAATACTTCCCAACAACCCACTGCTAGTATTATTCATAATGTTACGGTTTAAAGATTCAATGTCACCGCTGAGAATACGAGTGTTTTTGGTAACATTGCTCATCTCGGTGCGCATAGAATTTTGTATTTCTAAAGACTCTCTGAATAGAGAAT